CTTAAGGACTTTAAAGGTAATACTATGATCACTTACAATTCCTGTGATGAAGTAGAAGAGCTCTATCCATCATTCTCAAAATTGAAGTGGGACTTGACTTATACGATGCGTTCGACAGCATCCTATGGGTCCGATCAAGACAAGCGTAAGGAATTGATGCTAGTCAATTACAACATAGATAACAGTACAGGAAAGTGGTACAAGTAATGGGAAATATTATTGCCAGAGCTGCGAATGGTCGCGCTCAAATCGTAGACACCTCTGCTGGTGTCATTCAGACCTTCGGGGTCGATGTACAAAATGCACTTATTCAAGGAGACGAAGTAGTTGTCAACCTCACAAATGGAAAGACCCAGATCTACAGATTCAACAGTAGTGGGAGAACAGTCTTTGGACCAGTCCGTACTTTTTGAACTTCCTGCATCTGCGACGTGGATGACTGAGTGGTCTTACTACGTTGGAGAAGAACGTCTAGGTAAAGTACGTTTTTTCAAAACACGTTATGGATTGTATAGCAGTGTTGGTGAAGCTACCCTCAAAGGTCATACTATTTTAACTGGCGGTGAGTTAGATGCAGTCGTCTCGATGACTTACTGGCATCTTAAATGGGCTATTGATGGTTACGATGGAATCCAATCTACCTTTAGTAGTGTGGTAAGCGGTAAGCTTTAACTTTAATTTTTTATTATGGAACTCAAGGACTACTTGTATTCAATCAATCAGTCTAAGAAAGATATTTGGGATGAAGATAATCACAAAAACTACCCACCATTTGTGATTAACCGATGTCTTTCTGGACACTTAGATTGTATATTGCACGTTAATGAGATGAATCAAGCACATCATCTCGATAAAAAAATGCAGTATGACTACTACATAAATACACTGAGACCTAGGAAAAGATTTTCTCCTTGGTTGAAGCAGTCAAAACTTAATGATCTTGAAGCTGTGAAGACTTACTATGGTTATAGTAATGAAAAGGCACGACAAGCGCTACAGGTATTGACCACTTCTCAAATCACTGAGATTAAATCCTTAATTGACACAGGTGGCAACAGATGAGCGAAGAATTTGTACAATGGGACGAGACCCAAATGGTCGAAGTCGTGCTTGGGGAACCCGATGACTTCCTCAAAGTGAGAGAAACGCTAACACGTATTGGTGTCGCTTCTCGCAAAGAGAAGAAAATTTATCAATCTTGTCACATCCTCCATAAACGTGGTAAGTATTATATTGTTCACTTCAAAGAATTGTTTGCCTTGGATGGCAAGCAGACAAACTTGAGTGTGAACGATATCCAAAGAAGAAATCGTATCGTGCAGCTCCTGGTAGACTGGGGTCTCGTTACTATTTGTGATCTAAGTAAAGAGAAAATACTCAACGTAGCTCCTCTTAACCAGATCAAAGTTCTTTCCTTTAAAGACAAATCTGAATGGATTTTAGAGTCTAAGTATAATATTGGAAAGAAAAAAACCCCTGAATAATTATGTTGACGTTAGGTGATTTCGACTCTCGTGTGGTAACTCCCGAGAGATTGGAAAAATTATTTGCTATTAATCCAAATAGAAAAGAATACGTAGAGAAAATTTCGCCCGATTTTGATTTACGTTATATTGCTGTAGACAACTGCCTAGTCAATCCTTACGATGTTAGGGATTTTCTAATCAATTCTTCGTATATTACTGGCACCAATGATCTTATGCCGACTAAGACTGGTGCACCTGGTATGCAGCAGCCTGTTGCGAATGAATGGGTAAAGCCTTATGTAAGTTACTTGCGCAAACTTTTGTTTGACTGGAAGATTACTACCAAATCTATGACGTGGCACGATTTCTCTTGCTACAACAATGTTTTTTGGAAGGGTATGCAATCAATCGATAGTAACTATCGTCCTCACGTTGACCCTGGTGACTTTGCGTTTAACTTGTTTCTTTCTGATGATTTAGTTAATGATGGTACTGCAATGTACTCCATTAATGTTGAAGGCACAAAATGGTTGGACGTTAGACTGTTGGAAAAGCAAGGAGGATATCGCAGCTCAACTATTGCATCTTTGATGGATGTTGGTAGAGATGGCGTCGGCAAGATGTCTTCCTGGGAATGCTTCCAAGGTGATGAGGTTTACAACTTAGAAGGTATTGTTCCTGCAGGATTTAATGTCTGCTCTGGATACAGAGGTTCTGTTTTCCACACTGCCTATTATGATGATAAGCAGTATAATGATGGTCACGTTAGATATTCTTTAGTTGCGATGTTGGCGCTAACCAATCCACCAGCGAACAAAAGTTCATTCATTACTAAAAAAGATGGCTAAGAACAGAGTTCAAATCATTCACGAAGATTGCGATGCATCTCTTGCAGATGATACGACTCTTCCGTATACTGCATATCTTGTAGAATATAAATCTGAAGGATTTGCAAAATATGATATTGCTAAGTGTACAAAAACTGTAGACTTATTTGACTATTACTATGATAAGTATGGTAAAGAGTTCGTAGGTTTCGCACAATCTAAAGGAAAGATCAACCCAAGGATGTGGAATCCACCTAAATAGTAGTGTCGCTCTTTCGTGCGCGACCTCTACATACGGAATATACGCTACCAATGGACGGGTTTCGCCACTCGTCTTTTTTTATGTTCTGATATAATTATTATTGGATGCCTTCGGGGTCCACAAAACACAAACTCGCTTTATAGGAGCTACCATAATGGAACGTCTAGTACGTTATACTGCCTCGGATCTTCCCGAGCTGATGGACAGGATTGTCAAGCACTCAATTGGTGCTGATGATTGGTTCGATCGACTAGGTGCACTGCACGAGACCACTAAAAATTATCCCCCTTATAATGTTATCCACGAGAGCAATGTAAAAACTCGTATTGAAATTGCACTTGCTGGATTCAAGAAAGAAGAAGTCTTTGTTTATACTGAACACGGCAAAATGTTTGTCGAAGGTCAGAAAGAAGACAAAGAAACTGACGTTAATTATTCCCATAAAGGAATCGCGCAACGTAGTTTCACTCGAGCTTGGACTTTGACTGAAGATTGGAGAGTCGATGCAGTTGAATTTGAGGACGGTTTGTTATCCGTCACCCTACAGAAGGTAGTACCTGAACATTTCCAACGTCAGGATTTCCTCTAAATACGTGTGACCCCCTGCGTGCCAACTGGACCCCTTGACTTCGGTCGAGGGGTCCTTTATAATAGAGATTCACCTAGAACTAATATGTCGATCCAACTCATTCTGATGAAAAGCGGTGAAGATGTCATCGCTGATGTCTATGAGACACGTTCTGAGACCAGCGATGACGTTGGTTTCATCTTGCGCGACCCTCAGATCGTGCGAATTATGAAAAATATGGAAGACCCTGAAGCAGGTCCCAACGTTACGTTTGAGAACTGGGCACCTTTGTCTTCTGAGCGTCGGTTCCTTGTTAAAGAACACAGCTTCACTACTATTACTAACCCCCTACAAGCCCTAACTGATCATTATGTCGAACGATTCGGAGCAGAAGACGAGCAACTCACTGCAGGTCGTCCTGCTGAAGAACAACAAAGTGCTCCTGACACAGATGGAGGAGACGGGGGCTGATCTTCCTGGAGAACCCGATGTGTTGCTTGTCAAACCGTATGAACTAGATGAAGACGGAACCTTGACACGCTTCCTTAAGAGTGTTACCATACAAGATGAGATGATGATCCACAGCGATACGATTCTCACGCTTGTTGAACCAAATTCGCACCTAGTCAAAGCTTACGATGAAATTTTACAAGAACGTTGATCAAGTTGGTGATCGCATTCTTGTTCGCGGGTGGGATGGAAACAAAGAGGTTCGTCTTCGTGACGAGTTCTATCCCACCCTATATGTGAGAAGTAATAACGGAGAGGATACAGGGTACACCACACTTGAGGGTGACACTGTTAAACCTATCCGTCCAGGCGGTATTCGTGACAGCAGAGAATTCTGCAAACGTTACGAGAACGTTGAAAACTTCACCGTATATGGTAATCAAGCGTACCTCTATCAATGGATCAGCGACAACTTCCCTGGTGAAGTCAAGTATGATCCTAGTAAGATCCGTGTGTTTACGATCGATATTGAAACCGCAGCAGAGAATGGTTTTCCCGACATTGAGTCTGCTGATCAGGAGATCTTACTTATCACAGTCAAGGACAGTTTTACAGGGATCTACCACGTTTGGGGTTCACGCCCCTTCCAGACCCCACAGGCTGATGTATCGTACACACATTGCGCTAACGAGCAGGAGCTCCTTCAGAGGTACCTCGCTTGGTGGACCGAGAATTATCCCGACGTAATTACAGGGTGGAATGTCAATCTGTTCGACGTTCCATACATCTGTAATCGTCTTGCTCGCATTCTTGGAGACAAGACTACGAAACTCTTTTCACCTTGGAAACTTCTTAGTTCCCGTGAAATTTATATTCAAGGTCGTAAAAACATCTCTTATGATGTTTCGGGGATCACGGTGTTGGACTACCTGGATCTGTATAAGAAATTTACTTATACAAACCAGGAGTCCTATCGCCTAGATCATATTGCATTTGTAGAACTAGGTAGAAAAAAACTCGATCACTCTGAGTTTGATACCTTCAAAGAGTTCTATACAAACGACTGGAAAAAGTTCGTTGAATACAACATCATTGACGTTCGTCTTGTAGACCAACTAGAAGACAAGATGAAGCTGATGGATCTTGCATTCACTCTAGCGTATGATGCTAAGGTTAATCTTGAAGATGTGTTCTCACAGGTTCGTATGTGGGACGCAATCATTTATAACTACTTACGTAAAAGGAATATTGCAATTCCTCCCAAGCAAACGTCTGTCAAAAAAGACAAGTATGCTGGCGCTTACGTAAAGGAACCTATAGCTGGAATATATGAGTGGGTCGTAAACTTCGACCTTAACTCTCTGTATCCCCACCTCATTATGCAGTACAATATCTCACCTGAGACATTGATGGATGTTCGTCATCCCTCTGCCACAGTTGATGGTCTTCTTAATAAGAAGATTGATATTGATGGTGAGTATTGTGTTTGTGCTAATGGCGCTCAGTATCGTAAAGACGTGCGTGGGTTTTTACCTGAACTAATGGAGAAAATCTATGATGAACGATCGATTTACAAGCGTAAGATGCTGGATGCAAAACAAGAATACGAAGCTTCTCCGACCCTGGATGTTCAAAAGAGAATTTCTCGATACAACAACTTCCAGATGGCACGTAAGATCCAACTTAACTCAGCATACGGTGCTATCGGAAACGAATACTTCCGATACTACAAGCTGGCGAATGCTGAGGCGATTACTCTCAGCGGTCAAGTCTCGATTCGGTGGATCGAACTGAAGATTAATGAGTACCTAAATAAAACGCTTTCCACAGAAGGTGAGGACTACGTAATTGCATCTGACACTGATTCAATTTATCTTAATATGGGACCTCTTGTTACTAAATTTTTTAGTAATAAGTCTAGCAACAAAGCAGCAATTGTTTCCATACTTGATAAGATCTGCCAAGAGAAACTGGAACCTTTTATCGAACGTTCATATCAAGAACTTGCGTCGTACGTTTCGGCATACGATCAAAAAATGATTATGAAACGTGAGAACATTGCTGACCGTGGCATCTGGACTGCCAAGAAGCGATACATTCTCAACGTTTGGAACAGTGAGGGGGTTGCTTATAAAGAACCTAAGATGAAAATTATGGGTTTGGAAACTGCCCGTTCATCAGTCCCTCAATTCTTTCGTGATCGTCTTAAGAAAGCTTACCGATTGATTATGTCTTCGGACAATGATACCGTCATCGAGTTTATCGATAAGTGTAAGAAAGAAACTAGGCAAGCAACTATCTCTGAGATTGCTTTCCCTCGTGGTTGTAATAACCTCGGTACGTATTCACATCCCAAAAACATTTATGAGAAGGGGTGTCCTATTCACGTACGTGGTTCTCTCTTGTACAACTACTACATTAAAAAGTACGGTATCGAAAACAAACACGCTCGCATTCAAGAGGGCGAGAAGATCAAATTCATTTACTTGAAAGAACCAAACATCCTTGGCGAGAACGTCATCTCCTTTTTCCAGGAGCTGCCCCAAGAGTTTGGGTTGGAACAGTACATTGACTTTGACAAACAATTTAACAAGTCGTTCTACGAACCTCTGCGTTCCGTGTTAGAATGCATTGGTTGGAAGCCGGAACGCTCTGGTAGTCTTTTGGAATTTTTTTAATGTCGTTTTTGAATAGCGTTATCAAGGAAATTGGTAATGAGTATGCTTCAGTTGTTAGCGACGGGGTTACTTCAGGTGACCTTGCTGGTTGGGTTGACACTGGCTCTTATATTTTCAATGCCCTTGTTAGTGGTTCGGTCTTTGGAGGTATTCCTTCAAACAAAGTCACCGCTCTTGCAGGAGAATCAAGCACTGGAAAAACTTTTTTTGCTCTTAGTATCGTTCGGTCTTTCCTTAACGCTAATCCTACAGGTAATGTCATTTATTTTGAGTCTGAATCTGCTATCTCCAAAGATATGATGTCAGACCGTGCGATCGATACTGATCGTGTGGGACTAGTTCCTGTCGTCACTGTGCAGGAATTTCGTACACAAGCTATGAAAATTGTTAGCGAGTACGAAAAGATTAAAGAAGCTGATCGTCCTCCCCTGCTTATGGTCCTGGATAGTCTAGGCAATCTTTCTACATCTAAAGAGATGGAAGATTCTGCAGCAGGAAAAGAGACCCGTGATATGACTAGAGCACAGGTCATCAAATCCATCTTCCGAGTGTTGACTCTTAATCTTGGTAGAGCAAACATTCCTTTGATTGTTACCAATCACACTTATGAAGTTGTTGGTGCTTATGTTCCAACAAAAGAAATGGGCGGCGGTACAGGACTTAAGTATGCAGCTTCCAACATTGTCTTCTTGTCGAAGGCGAAAGAGAAAGACGGTACTGAGGTTGTCGGTAACATTATCACCGCTACAAATAAAAAGTCTAGATTCACGAAAGAAAATAGTAAAGTGAAGACACGCCTATTTTATGACGAGCGTGGACTTGACCGTTACTTTGGATTGCTAGAACTTGGCGATGAGTATGGAGTCTTTGAGCGAGTGGGTAATCGTTACAAGATTGGAGACAAGTCTCTTTATCCTAAACAGATCCTTGCAGAACCCGAAAAGTATTTCACCGATGAAGTGATGCAAGCTCTGGATGAAGCAGCTGCAAAGGAGTTTAAATACGGTGAATGAACGCATTGAACAAACGATCTTACGAAATCTCTTCAGAAATGATGACTACTTTCGTAAGGTCTTACCATTTATTAAATCTGAATATTATGAAGAACTTAACGAAAAGATCATTTTTGAAGAGATCAGAAAGTTCGCTGATAAGTATGACCGTCTCCCGACCACAGAGGTTGTTCTTATTGAAGTCGAAGGACGGGACGATGTTTCTGATCAGACGTTTGGTGAAGTCCGAAGTGTCTGTAAGTCTTTCCAGGATGTAGTAGAAGATCCAACAAAGGACTGGTTGTTGGATGCCACGGAGAAGTGGTGTAAGGATCGTGCCATCTATTTGGCATTGATGCAGTCCATTAAACTTGCTGATGGCAAGGATGAACAGAAGTCGCGAGATTCTATCCCTGACATTCTGAAGGAAGCTTTGTCTGTTTCTTTCGATGATCATATTGGTCACGACTACCTGGAAGATTATGAAGAACGTTTTGATTTCTATACCAAGAATGAGGATCGAATTCCTTTTGACTTGGACTTCTTCAATAAGATCACCAAGGGTGGACTGGTTAACAAGTCTTTGAACGTTGCTCTGGCAGGTACAGGAGTGGGCAAGAGTCTGTTTATGTGCCATCAAGCAGCTGGTTGCTTGACGATGGGTCTGAACGTCTTGTACATCACGATGGAGATGTCAGAGGAGAAAATTGCTGAACGTATTGATGCTAATCTTCTCAATGTAAACATCAAAGACATTGCTGAATTGCCTAGGATGCTATTTGAAACTAAGGTTGCTGACCTGTCACGTAAGACAGAAGGTAAGTTTATTATCAAAGAGTATCCTACAGCTTCTGCTCACGTTGGGCATTTTCGTGCACTTCTCAGTGAACTAGCATTAAAAAAATCCTTCAGTCCAGA